GTGTCATCCATGACGATCTCCTTCGTGGTTCAAGTCCCCCGCCGGCGCAATTCCGGCTGTTCCGGCGGGGGTGGGGTCAACGCGACCCCGTTGTTCGTATGCGGCGATTCGCTCGCCGATCCATGCCATGCAGTTGCAGGCCATGCTGTTGCCGAGCGCCTTGTATCGCGGCCCGTCCGGGCATTCCTCGGCAGGCTTCTTGCGCCACGGGATCGCAGTCCAGTCGTCCGGGAAGCCCTGGAGCCGCTCGCACTCGACGGGCGTGAGTCGGCGAACGGTCATGGCGTGCGCCACCTGCTGAAATAACTTTGGTTGGTGATGTCCACCGTGTGAGTTGGATGCATGAGCTAAAGCTGGCGAAACAGAGTTTCCGGTGAGAATCTGGTCTTGCTGCGAACCGCCCTGAAAGTTGAACGCCACCGCAGCGTGCGCCGCGTTGTCCCTTGCCAAAGTGTGGCATGGATCACCGGGCTGTCGGTTCTGCCTGTTCACCGGGGCGGTGATCTGGAACAGGTCGTAGGGGACGGGCTGCGCGACCGGGATATACGCCCCGTGACCGTCAAGCTCTGTGTGCGACCGCAAGCCACGGTTGCCAAGCGTCCCCGCGGTCGGCTGCAATACCGCGCCGAGGTTGTCCTTGTCTGGCATCCGCTGGCCGCCGCCTGCGTTCTGCTTCGTCAGCGTCCCGGCGCAGTCGCTTCCGTCCCACCAGCAACCGCCTTGCGGAATGTAATGGTTGGCATCCACCTCTGGTGCGCCCATTCCGATTGGCCCCTTTGCCGTCAACGCGCCAACGGCTTCCGGGACAAACAACGGTGCGCCATGCAGAGCGTGTTGATCCTCTAGTCCGAGCTTGTCTCCGAATGAGTGGTTGAGTGTGCTTGCAACTTTTGCAGGCCAGCAACGGCCTCGAGAGCCGCCTTCAGCATCGGGGGAAGAACTTTTGCCCTTCTTTGACTGCGCCTCAAGATGCCTTCGCAGGCCTTCTTCGAGAGCGAGAACCTGGGCGGCAGCGGCCCCGTCTCCAGTACCTCGCTCAAGGAGGCGACCGACGACGAACACTCGCCGCCTGCGCTGCGGGACGGCTCGGGGCCATCGCCCCACTCGCACGTATTGAGCGTCCAGCACTCGGTAGGCGAACCCATACCGGAGTTCGCCCAGCGCCCCGAGGAAGGTGCCAAAGTCCCGTCCTCCGTTCGAGGACAGAACACCGGGGACATTTTCCCAGACAATCCACCGAGGTCGGAGCCGAGCAGCGATTGCCAGGTAGGTGAGCATGAGGTTCCCGCGAGGGTCTTCGAGTCCCTTTCGGAGTCCTGCGACGCTGAAGGACTGGCAGGGGGTTCCGCCCACGAGAACATCAATTGATCCGGGTTGAAGGGGCCATTGCTCATACTGGGTCATGTCTCCGTAGTTCGGGACGTTGGGAAAGCGGTGCGCCACCACCGCCGCCGGGAAGGGTTCGATCTCGCTGAAGCCGACAGGCGTCCAGCCGAGGTGATGCCACGCAACGCTCGCGGCTTCGATGCCGCTACACACGGACAGGTATCTCACTTGCGCCTCGCCTTCGGCCCGAGCGACTCGAGCTGCTCGCGGACGGGCTTGCCGTCCATCGCCTGGATCACCGCCTGCATCGGGAACTCGCTCGGCATGTTGTTGTTGGTGAGCGGCACGCCGTTCAGGTTCACGGACAGGATCGTCCAATCCGACAGGCGGTAGCGACGCAGCTTGGTGAGGCTTCCCCAGGTCGAGTGCAGCTCGTACTCCTCCTCGATCCAACGCGCTGACACGGTGAGCGTGATGTCGTTGGATGCGACGTAGTCGGCGATGTCGTTGCCGACGTCGGAACTGAAGACGTCGAGCGTCTGCTCGATGTTGATGATGCGGTCGCTCATGCGAGCCTCCAGACTCGGAGAAGGTTTGAGTGGCTGGCAACGCGCGCGCTCTTGACGAAGCGCCCCGTCCACACCCACTCGCGGCCACGGAACACGCTGCCGGCGGCGTTGCCGAGTTCGGCCGGGTCGTACCCGTTCACGACGAGTGCGGCCGCGACGTCGTCCATTGACACCTCGCCACGCTCACGGGCGACGAACCGCGCGCGCTCGCGTGCGACCTCGAGGATCGCCTCGCGGTTGTCGGCGGCGAGCGCCATGCCCTGCTCCTTGCGACGTTCCGATTCTGCTGCGTCGAACAGGTTCATCGGCGCACCGCCTTCGGGTTGAGGATGCCGGGATTCACGACGCGATACCCGATGCCGGGTTCGTGTTCGATCTGCACGTTGCACCAATCACGGGCGCGGAGAACGATGTTCGACACCTGCCTCGGCGTGATGTTCCAGCGACGAGCGAGGTCGGCGCGCGTAAGCGGCTTGGCGTGCAGGACGGTGACCATCTCGAAGATGCGGTCGATGGTGACGGCGGTATCGCTCTTCACAGGCGCACCTCCGTTCCGCCATGCAGCGCGAGGAATGCGTCCTCGGCCTGCGCGAGTTCCTCGACGACGGCGTCGAACGCCGGCGTGTTGTCGTAGTCGGCGTGGTTGAACGCCTGATGCGCGCGAACCAGGCGGCTCGCGGACGGCGTGGCAAGCTGCTCGGCGGCGGTGAGCAGGACGTCGCGGTGTCGGTTGCGGATCACGGGGTTCTCGAGTCCACGGTTGACGGTCATCACCTGCATGGCTGTCTCCTCTGCTGTCCGTCAATGTCGGGCAACGTGCCGTTCATTGACAGGGGCAAGTTATGCAGTCGTATATCGGCTGTCAAGTGGAAGACCTTGAGGAATCTAGAAGATTTTTTTCTGAATCTCGGAATGGCCGCAAGTCGTGGTAGGGTCGGCGCGTGGGCCAGACCAGCAAGCCCGTGCGCCGCGCAACGCCGAAGGCCGGCACGGTCGCCGCGCCATCATGGACGGTCACCCACCACGGACGGAATATCCACATCGTCGACTGCGTCGGCGACAACTTCCGGTCGTGGGAGCAATGGATTCTCCTGCGCTCGGACGCGCACACCGACAACACGAAGTGCGACCGGGCGCTCGAGGAGAAACACCTGCGCGAGGCCGTTGAGCGCGGCGCGATCATCTGCGACCTGGGCGACTGCCTTGACCTGATGCAGGGCGCGAGCGACCGTCGGCAATGCAAGTCGCAGCTCCGCAGTTCGCACGCCGCCGCCGCGTATTTCGACGCCGTCATCGACGAGGTCAGCGAACGCTATGCGCCCTACGCGCAGAACTGGGCGTTCATGGGCGTCGGAAATCACGAGAGCGCGTGGCTGAAGCACCACGAAACCTGCCCGACCACGAACCTTGTCCGCGCCATCAAGTCGATCAACCCCAGGTCGCAGATCGGGGCAGGCGGTTACGGCGGCTGGTTCAAGTTGCGCGTCGGCGTCAACAACTGCAAGCTCACCTGGACGATGCGATATCACCACGGGTCGGGCGGCGGCGCGCCGATGTCGATGGGCGTCCTCGACAGCCGGCGAATGATGTCGTGGCTCGAGGGCGTCGACTGCATCGCGGTCGGCCACAACCATCACTCCAACATCGTGGGCGTCGCTCGCGAGTACCTCGAGACGCGCAACGGTGTGTACGAGATCCGCAATCGCCATTGCGACTTCATCCGCTGCGGCACCTACAAGCAGGATTGGGGCGACGGCTCGGGCGGGTGGATTGTCGAGAAGGGGCCGGGGCCGACGAGCCTGCGCGCGAAGTGGGTGCGTTTGTTCATACGATGGGAGACGGAGAACGACCAGCACGGCGGTCGCTCTCGAGGTCACCCGCGCATCGCGTGGGACATCATGGACGCACACTAGCCGTTTCAGAAGGACAGACATGCCGACGCCAGCGAAGGGCAAGCGATTCGTCAAGGTCGTGCGGAACCCGGAGACGGGACGCACGCGCAAGGTTTCCTACGGACAGGCCGGCAAGGCGAAGGGCGGCGGCGACCGCATCAAGCCCGGAACCGCGAAGGGCGACGCCTACTGCGCGCGCAGCTTCGCGCAGATGAAGTCGCACCCGGCTGCGGCGAAGAACCCCAACAGTCCGCTGCGACTGTCACGCGCGAAGTGGAAGTGCAGCGGCAAGACCTCGAGAGGATGACCATCATGGCGAAGAAAGCAGCAAAGCGCGGCCTGTACGCGAACATCAACGCGCGACGCAAGGCCGGCACCAGCAGGTCGAAGTCCAAGTCCACCGTCAGTCCCGCCGCGTTCGCGGCCATGCGTCGCGGCTTCAAGTGAGCCGACCATGCGCGTCCGACTCGGCGGCAAGTACTGGACTCTGCGGTTCAGCCCGAACCTGCACGACTTCGGCGACATGGTCGATCCGGGCCGTGCCGCCGGTCGCGTGCTGCGCGTTGCAACATGGCAGAGCGAGGAGGAGTTGTTGGACACCACGCTCCATGAAGCAATACACGCCTGCCGGCAGGAGCTGGACGAGAAGGCCGTCACCGACCTGGCGAACGACCTTTCGCGACTGCTGTGGCGTCTGGGCTACAGGCGTCAGTCGAGCCAGTAAACCTCTTCACCACGGCGGTAGTGCCTGAAGTCCTCGGAACCCTTCGAGAACTTCGTGAAGTGCCTGTCGAGGTACTGCACGTGGTTATTCGGGAGCAGCATGAACTGCCCGTCGCCGCGCTCGATGAGGTTCAGCGGCTTGTGTTCTTGCGGGTAGCGGCTGAACCCGTCCGACCAGTCGAACGTCAGCCCAGTGTGCCGGCCGGTGAATCCGTCGTTGCGGTTCACGCCCATGCACAGCAGCCCCTCGAGGTAGGTCAGATGCACGACCTCAAGGTGTTCGCCCATGCCGCCCCAGGGCTGGAGCGAGTGGATGCCGTTGCCGAACGTCGTCAAGGTGGACATCAGGTGCAGCGGGACGCCGCACCAGTTCGCGCCGCTCTCGAGCAGCACGTGCGCGAGCATCGCCTGTCCCGGCCGGCAGTACGCCGCGTGCCAGATGCCGCGCGTCACGCCCTTCGGCATGTTCGGCCCGAGCGCCGAGTTGCAAACGTTGACGTACAGGTGATACGGGAGAGAAGCGTGGCGTGGCATCGTGCGCGTATACTACGCTCGCGAGGACGCGGGTCTGCGGCAGTCGACGCCAACCACCCGCACGGGCGCGCCCTGAAGGCCGCGAGGTACGCCGGCGCGACGATCACCCGTTGGGGTAGCAACAACCTTTCGCCGGGGACAGGCGGTGCGAAGCGCCGCTGTGTCCCATGTTGCACCGTGTTGCATGCGTGATGCAACCTCGCCCGATGGATCGAAAGTGCTACAGATTCTCACAAATGTAGCGGGGCGATGAACTCAAGCGCCCGTGCGTCAATGAGAAACGAGCTTCGTGCGTTCCCCGAGCGGTCATCCTCGCGCCGGCGGTAGCGGTGTTCGACCGCGCCGCTCGTCACCATGCCGGCAAGGCGGTTGAACGGCGAACGGAACACGGCCGACAGCGGCTTGACGTTTATGTCGCGCCACGACAGCGTTTGCCAGTTGATCCAGAAGTACACGACCAGGTCTGGGTACAGCTCGCGGTATCGCTCGTAGTCCTTGCGGTTGAACGTCACGGTGAATCGTGGATTCATGCCGTACTTGCGAGCGGAGAAGAACGGCGTCGTCTGCGCCTTCAGGTCAGCGAGACAGTCGTTGACGATGAGGTCGGGCGCGTAGACGTTCGTGGCCTTGTCCGGGTTGATGCGCGCGCGAAGCCCGATCCTCGCGCAGTTGTCAACGAACGCGACCTCGAGCTGCTGCCCGTGCTTGCACCACCAGCGTTTGTCCTCGGTGTCGTGCATGTTTGATCCGCGACGAAACGCGCCCTGCGGCACGAAGCCAGCAGGGCGCGCATCCGGGGGCAAAGGTGGGAGCCGTCCGTGGCTACCCGTAGCGGCGCGCGGCGAACAGGAAACGATCCTGGGCATCTCGCCGACGCGCCGGCGAGGACTATACCCCGCCAACAAAGAAGCGCAAGCCGAAGCCTGCGCTACTTTGCGGTTGCATCACGAGCGGTGGTCGCTATGATGCGTGCTGCTCAAATCGCGGTTGCATTGTACCGAACCTGCTCCCAGGAGCAACAATGCCGCAAGCGGATCCCGGCGCGGTAGGGGATCATGGATGTAGACGCAGGGCGTGACCCTAACCTGCGCCGCCCGAAAGGGCGCGCTCCCCCACGAAGGCAGCGGCTGGCAGTCCTCCAGCGAAATGGTGAAATTCGTGGCTCGACCGAAAGCGTGGCTCCGTGTGGGCTGGTCGATGTGGCCCCCTCGCGGGGTCACTCCCTCTGCGTTCACCGTGCAGACTGAATTGCAACCCCCGGCGGGTACGACCTTCCAACTCCGCCCATATGGCTGATATGCGCGAGCTGCTGCGGCGCGGAGCCGTAGGCGCAGCGCAGCGACGCAGCAGCGTCTGCGGAAATCTCTAGTACGCAACGACCGCTCGGTAAACTGCGGTACATGGGCAAGCGTCGACGAAAGCAGCCGGCATCCATTCTCCTCGCCGGCCTCGACGACTGCCTGCTCGGCAAGTTGTTCCCGCTCCCAAACGACGAGCATGGCGTCCCGGTCGCCGTGTACAGCGGGGACATGATCGCCGCCCGTCTGCGCGACGACGAGAACATGTCAATGCCCGACGCACGTGCGTTCGTGACGGACAACATCGAGCAGAACTTCCTCGGCCCAGGCACCGCTCGCGTGGTATGGGCGGCAACGAGCGAAGATTTCGGGCAGCTCGTCGACCCGGACTGATATGCTCCCGCATATGCATATCCGTTCGTATGACGATTTCAAGACGGCGGTCACCGAGGAGGTCGCCTCCCAGGGCATGACCCGCAGCGGACTCGCCCGTCAGCTCGAGGCTGCCGGCCTCCTCCGCGCGCACACCGTCCGATGCCTGCTCGGGTCACCCGGCACCGTCATCGGTCGCCGCAAGCCAGCGTTCGACTCGGTGTTGACAATCGCCAACGCCGCCGGATTCGACCTCGTCCTCCAGCGCAGGAGCTGAACCCATTGCCAAGCAAGACACCAAAGCAGCGCAAGTTCATGGCGGCCGCCGCTCACAACGCCGCCTTCGCCAAGCGCGCGGGAATCTCCCAGAAGGTCGCCCGAGAGTTCAACCGTGCCGACACCCGCCGGAAGGCACGGAAGCGATCCTGATGCCTTCTAGCCCCCCTGCTGGGCAAACCAAGATGGTCGCCGTGAACGAGAACGGCAGACGAATCGGGGAGGGACACCACAATGCCACGATCACGGACGAAACCGTCAACGCCATCCGCGAACTCCACGAAGACCACGGCATCGGGTACCGACGCCTCGCAAGGCAGTTCGGACTCCACGTTGAAACCGTCAAGAAAATCTGCCGCTACCAGCGCAGGGCAGCAACCCCCAAAGCTTGGAAGCGCGTCGAGGCCGCACGGCCGCCCATTGACGTATGACCCTGCGGTCGCCGACAGGATCTGCAAGGAGCTTGCCGATGGCGCAAGCCTCCGCAAGGTCTGCTCGGCACCAGGCATGCCGCCCGAGTCGACGGTACGTGGATGGGTCGTTGACGATGTACAGGGCTTTGCCGCGCAATACACGCGCGCTCGTCAATTGCTAGCGGAACGATGGGCCGACGAGGTTCTCGATCTTGCCGACCTTCCGCCGTCCACGCTGTCCGATGGTCGCATTGACACGGGCGCGGTGAACCACCAGCGACTCATGGTTGACAGCCGGAAGTGGCTGCTGTCCAAAGTGCTGCCGAAGGTGTATGGCGACAAGGTTGCCGTCGACCACGCCGGCGGCGTCAGCATCGTCCTGAAGACCAACGTCCCCGATGCCGAAGACGGACATTGAACTCACGTATGCGCCTCGAGCGTGGCAGCGCGAGTGCCACCTCCTGAAGCGGCGGTTCACCGTCCTGGTGCTGCACCGCCGCGCTGGCAAGACCGAGCTGGCGATCATGGAACTCA